CAACTTGGTATATATTGTCTTTACTTCTAGATAATTTGAAATTGTTGGAGTCAATTTTGTACACATAATAAACTCCTTTTTGGATATTTAATGCGTTATCCGTTGATATTGGATTATAAACAACTTCATCACCAGTAAAAAACCCGTGATTAGTAACATTTATAGTTTGAATTTCATTAATATAATCAATATACTCCGATTCTACACCATTTACTGCTCTTTCAACTACATTATCTACGTTTATATCAAAAGATACCTCAAAATTGTCTATATTTAACTGTTGTTGGTTATAATTTGCAATTGATGGTGATGTGATATACACATTTTCATCAAAATCTGTATAGACATTCTGAACATTTGTTGAATATTTTGTTGAATCTGGAAAAAATGCAGTTTTTGCCTTGGCAATAACCTTTCTAACTTTATAAAATGCATTTAAATTGACATCATCAGCGGTCACAACATTAATAATGTTTTTTGATGCTTTCTGCACTACACTCGCAGATCTTGTTATTCCATCACTTCCGATTAATTCAACAGAATCCCCCAAAATAATATTATTATCAATAGTGGTGACAACTCTATATTGACCACCCGGATCAACTTCTAATGTAATTCTTTCAACATCGTATGAAGTTGGGATATTAAATATCCATTCTGAAGATTTTTCATCATCAGTGACTCTACCCAAAGAAGAAATTTTTATTCTGCTATTCTTTTTGAAGTAGTTATTGGGGCGAACAACGGTAAGATCAGAAAGAACGCCTAATACAGAAACTCTAATTTCACCTCCATTATCTCCTACACCAAAACAATATGAATTTATTCTTATTTCTGTACCTGTTTCAATGTCTGGTGCTCCAGAACATCCAATGAATTCAGTATATGATTTACTGGTATAAGTTATAATATAATCTTCATCATTTACAGTATCAATATATAATAACTCTCCAGAATCAGGAAATCCTACGGTAGTATCAACATTTAATATGTCGGAACCGCTAGAATAACTAGATGTTACATATGTCTTTGGATGTGTAGAAAATCTTCTAACTAGGTCTCCTCTAACATCAATATCTTTATTGACATCAAAATCTACACTTAAAATATAGTATACCTCATCACCCCTTAATATCCTCTCAACATTTGATATTGGAGCGGATATTGTAGGGTAGTTATCATCTTCCACTTGGAATAATGTTCTATTAAGAAGTTCAACAGGATCTCCAGATAATTCTTTTACTACTAATTTTTCTGTTGTTTTGAATCCAGAAGTAGATGCACTAATTGTAAAGTCTCTAGGACGTATAATAGTTACAGGTTTATTATATACTGCTTTGAATAATATTTTAAATGCTGAGTCAGTTCCCTTCGAAGAATAAAAATCAGTTATATTTTTTATGAAAGTTTCTTCACGGAGATTTGAATCTAGGCCTCTACCTTCAAATCCGGGAGAGAATTGTTTTTTTATTTTAAAAACGAATTGTTTTAAGAATATGAGACTTAAATTCTCTACTTTAGATTGAGATGTGTGTGAAGATGCAGAAGTTGACTCAAAAATTAAATTTGAAACTGTACTATTTTCTGTGTATCCAGATATTCCACTAAAACCCCTAGAACACTTATAAAATGCAGTATCATCTTTATACTCATATGAAATTATTTCATTATCAATTTTTATGAGTCCATATGAATTTGGAAATCCTTCAGTGCTAGTTACTGTTATTTTACTTTGACTTTTAGTAATGTCGGAAGTCAGTATTGTAGAATCAACATATTGATATAGTGAATCTAAATCTATGTAAGAATCTAAGTTCTCCAGAATATCTATTGGCTGTCCTTGAGAACCCACAGAAGCATAATATTGCTTTATAAATTGTACAAATAATGGATACTCATCCCTTACAAACTCTGGGATTTGATTTTCAATAATTTGATTTATACTAACTTTTCTAAGTGGCATTTTTTATACTCTTACTAAAGATCCATTTAAATAACTTGAAGTACCGACATATGAAAAACCAGATACATCACTTCCAGATTCTATTCCATCAATAATAGAATTTATACTTGTTTTTGTATTATCTAATTGCAAATACAAATCTTGTTTTCCAATAACATCATTTGAACTTGGTGAGGCAGATATTTCAATGATATTCACGCCATTCTTCTGTTTTTCTGTTGAAATGACATTGACTGAGTTTATAACTATTTCTCCCTTACTGTAATCTATAGTACCTACAGAATTTCTGACCACTATCGGTTCTTGTTCCGAATTCAATCTGAATAGAAATATTGTCCCAGTGGTGCTATTTTTTGGTAAATCTCCAAAGTATACTATTTCTTCAGTTCCAGATACTTTAAATCCACTACTTTTTATATTATATCCACCTTTTATATTTTTAATGTGAAATGGATTACCAAAACACACTTCATAATTAGCAAAAGCATTAATTGCTGGAACAACATCTCTTCTCATTAGTATGGAAGTTATATTTGATGTGACTGATCTATGACTATCATCAATTATTTTTAAAAATTTACTATATTTAAATCTAGCACCATATCTATTTAATTCTATAGAATTGGAGTAATTAGTTATACTATTTGTTACTGCATTTATAACTGTATTCGAATCTTTGACTAGATTACTATTATAATATACACTACTATAGACTTCAATATATAAGAACTTCAAATCTATAAATTCTGGTATGATTCCAGCAACAGAATATTTTCTAAGTTCCGATTTTATATTATCTTTAATTGAATCAGCAACAAAGTTTGAATTTGATGGTTTTATTGTAATGAAAATTTTTCCATATTGTGGAGGATCTAATTCTTCTCCACCAAAAGCAGAAACTGACTCTGCCTCTTGGTATATTTGTTTAACAATGGATTCATAATCTGCAGCAGTAACCGCTCGATTTTGTGCAGCATATATTCTTGGAGCAAATTTTTTGACTGATTCAACTGACTCAATAGAACTGCCACCAAAAGAATTAGACAATGTTGATATTGGAGTAATATTCTGAGTTACAGATGCCCCATTATTTGTTTGAAGTTGTCCAATAAATGAATATCCAGATATCCCATTTGCACTCTCGCCATTAGTTACAATATATGAAATCTCAATATAATTTTGATCTTCTAATTTTTCTCCGAAGATACCATCACCAAATATAATTTCATATTTTTGATCTTCTACTTCTTGTATGAAAAATACCTTAGGGTATGTCTCAATATCACCCAAGTTTGTTGATTGTCTATATTCAAAAACAATAGTACTTTCTTTAGTTGGTCTGACTTTAACTCTTATTGATTTTGTGTCAATACCAGAGTTTCCTAAAATATATCTTTTATTTGGATTAAGAGATGAAACTGTATAGTTCTCAGTTACAAAAGATCCCTCATATATTGTAATGTTTTCAAAGGTCGCTAATCCATCCTCATCTACAATCGTACTAACATCTTCTGGAATAGAAAATATAAAATTAGTTCCATTTACTCCATTTGTTGTGCATACCTCTCCTGCTTTTAATATAAGAGATGCGGGAATATTTGAAGTAATATTAGATGTATTAACGGAAAAAGTAATATTAGATGCAGCAGAAGTTCTAGACTTAGGAACATATCCAATGTTCCTTGCTAAGGATACTACGTTTTCACGTAGAGTGGCACTATCAATAAAAACTTCATTACTCACCATATTTGCATTATATGATGCAATGTAAGTATTATATGCTAGTATATCAATAATTATTGAGAGGTTTGATCCCTCAAAGTCATAATCAGTGAAATTTGAATTTGATCTAAGATAATCTTTTATATTATCTTTTATTTGATCAAAATCTAAATCCTTAAAATTAACTATTGTCATTTACCTAGTTGATTGTAGTGCAAACTCTACTTGTGTTTCTACATCAGAACCTATAATTCTATACGATACAATAACATCAAATTCATTTGAGTCTAAATTTGGACTTACAGTTACAGAAACACGATCCACTCTGGGTTCATATCTCGCAATTAAATTCTCAATTTGGAGTTGGATATCTGATGCTGTGATCAGGTCTAAAGATTCAAATAGCAATTCATAAAGAGAAGAACCCAATTCATCATTAAAAAATCTCTCGCCGTTACGAGTAGTTACCAAATTTCTCATGGAGCGAGAAATTGCAGTTTCATTAAAAATGCTGACAAGATCATAGTTTATGGGGTTTACTTGAAACCCCAAACTAATATCCTTAAATCCTCTAGATACCCTCTCTAATGGCATTTAAAATGAGTACACAATCCTGAGTTTATTTATGCACTATTCTGGATTGTTTTCAAACAGTTCAGTATCACATTTACAGTGATCGCACTTTTTGGGGGTGCGATCATCATTTGCTATTTCACGAAGCATTTTTTTCTTTAGATCGCGATCAAGAGAATTGCCATAATCTGTGACCAATTCATCCGTTCCCCACATTTCGTACATTTGGTTTTTATCTCTATCTGATTTCATGAGTACACCGTGTATAGGACACGGAAACTTTTAATGGGGTTCCCAATCCCTTATGTATTTAACCTCTA